TTTGGTGAACAATACAATATTGGCAATCTATACAAAGTAGATATACCAGACGAATACATCCCTAATATGTTGGATTGGGATAAGCCTTTATCTGTACAACCACAAATTATTCAAAAACTAAACCCACAAACATTAGGGTTGTCTTACACAAAATTACCAAATGGAAATCATGCTTTTGTAAATTCTGAAGGTAAAAAATTTGGTATGTTGCAAAAAGGTGGAACATTTGAGTCTTTTGAAAAAAACTGGATGGAAGATTTGACTAAAGGTACTGGTGCTGATTTTTATAAAAAATTTGGTCAGTCTATGTTTGGTCAAGATACTGTAAAAACATCTGAAACATTAAATAATGCAGGAATTAAAGGCATACGCTATTTAGATGCTGGAAGTAGAGGTAAATCAGGTACATCTAACTTTGTTGTTTTTGAACCAAGCAATGTAAAGATACTAGAAGAAAACAGTAAACCTATGACCCGCAAAGAAATTATTGAACAAGAACTAGAAAAAGTTGCAAAATAGTATAGAATTACCCTAACTAAATCAATCACTTGAGGAAGTATGAGTAATAAACAATTAAAAAATAATCCTAAAGGGGCAGGCAGACCACTTGGAAGCCCTAATAAATCCACCGCATTGGCTAGAGAAGCCATAGCACGGTTTGTTGATGGTAACAGCTATAAACTACAAGAATGGCTAGAAGCGATTGCTGATGACCCTAAATACGGCCCTAAACAAGCGTTTGATTGCTTTATGCAAGTGGCTGAATACCATGTACCCAAGTTAGCAAGAACTGAGCATACAGGCAGCGAAGAAAAACCCATACGCTATGTTATTTCATGGAAGAAGTAGCCAACTTTCAAGATGTCAACATAGAATTGTATAAGCCTAGAGATGTATTCTTAGACTTCCATGACCGCCAACAACGATGGGCTATCATTATTGCTCACCGAAGGGCTGGTAAGACCGTAGCGTGTATTAACGACATCCTATGGCGAGCCATGACCGAGGAAAAGGAGAACGCTCGTTATGCTTACATTGCACCGTATTATGCACAGGCTAAGTCTATTGCTTTTGATTACCTTATGCAGTTTTCTGAGCCTGCTCGGACTAAACACAATATCTCTGAACTGTGGGTCGAGCTATTCAACGGGGCTAGAATTCGTTTGTTTGGTGCAGACAATCCTGACGCACTTAGGGGTTTATACTTAGATGGCGTAGTGTTAGACGAATACGCTGATATGAAGCCTAAGATATGGGGCGAGGTTATCCGACCCTTATTGGCTGATAGGCGGGGTTGGGCTACATTTATTGGTACACCAAAAGGTCACAATACCTTTTACGACATATACCAGTACGCCACCCTAAATAGTGACGAATGGTACAACAAAGTCCTACGGGCTAGTCAAACTAAGCTCATTCCACAGATTGAACTGGATGATGCCCTAAAGTCGATGAGCGTTGACCAATATCAGCAAGAGTTTGAATGTAGCTTCGAAGCTGCCATACTGGGTGCTATATACGGCACAGAGATGCGACTGCTCACCGATGCGGGCAGAATCACTAAGGTTGAGTGCGATACCATGTTTCCTGTACATACCGCATGGGATTTGGGCTTTAACGATGCTACGGCTATATGGTGGTTTCAGGTTGTACATGGTGAGATTCGGGTATTGGATTACCACGAAGCCCACGGTCAACCGATTATCTATTACGCTAACCAAATTAAAGAACGCCCCTACGAATACGGCACACATTGGTTGCCACACGATGCACGAGCCAAGACTTTAGCAAGTGGTGGTAAGTCAATAATTGAACAATTAATGGATAAATTGCCCCTAAAAAGCGGAAATTTGTTTAAAATCGTACCTAATCTGTCACTTCAAGACGGTATTCAAGCAACAAGGATGGCATTAGCTAGGACTTGGTTTGATGGCATGAAGTGTCAAGAAGGCATCGAATGTTTGCGTCAATATCAACGGGAATACGATGAGGATAAAAAGATTTTTCGAGATAAGCCACGCCACGATTGGGCGAGTCACGGAGCGGACAGTTTTCGGATGCTTTCTATTGCTTGGCGAGATGAAACAGAGATTGAAAGACAAAACCAACCGCTTAAAGGCATATTTGTCGGACAGACTGATGTCACGCTAGAGGAAATGTGGAAATCCGCACCAACAACCAAATATCAAAGGTATTAGTATGAATGACACCCTAAATAAGACTTACGAAGATTGGTACAACTGTATCGCTCAGTATGACAAAGCGTTTAGGGAATGGGAAGCTAGAGTACCCCGAATTATCAAACGGTATCGAGATGACAGCCGTACTCGTAATAACCCTAATGCTCGCTTCAATATCCTTTGGTCAAATGTTCAGGTTATCAAGCCTGCTATCTTTGCCCGTTTACCCCGCCCCGATGTAAGCCGAAGATTTCGTGACAACGACCCTATAGGTCGGGTAGCGTCAATGATGCTAGAACGGGCCTTAGAGTACGAGATTGAACACTATAGCGACTATCGTTCGGCTATGGATAACGCTGTGCTTGACCGCTTATTAGGTGGGCGTGGCACGGCATGGGTGCGGTATGAGCCACATATTGTTGGCGATGGCGATGTTAACGAAGGTATTGCAGGCCAAATGCCTGAAGATGGGCTACAGATTACAGAGGATGCCGATGAATCAGAAACGGAAAACGCTGAACTGGTGGAATCGCAAGAACGCATTGAGTATGAGTGTGCTCCAGTGGATTATGTGCATTGGCGTGACTTTGGTCATACTGTTGCTCGTACTTGGGAAGAAGTAACTGCCGTATGGCGTAAAGTCTATATGAGCCGCCAAGCCTTGATTGACCGCTTTGGTGAAGAAGTTGGCAATGAAATCCCGCTAGACACGAAGCCTGACACCGATAAATGGGCGCAAAAGCAGATGGTGTCTGAGCATTATCAGGCTTGTATATACGAAATATGGGATAAAGAGCAAGGCAAAGTCTTTTGGATTAGCAAGTCAATGGGTGAAATCCTTGATGAAAAGGATGACCCATTACAGTTAGAAGGCTTTTTTCCATGCCCTAAACCCCTGTATGCCACGCTAACCACCGACAACCTTGAGCCTGTACCTGACTTTGTTCTGTATCAAGACCAAGCCAAACAGCTTGACACCCTTGCCGATAGGATTGATGGCCTTGTCAACGCCCTAAAAGTGCGTGGTTTATACGATGCTTCCGAGCCTAGCCTTGCCCGCCTGTTTTCTGAGGGCGAGAACAATACCTTAATTCCTGTGAAGAACTGGCAAGCATTTGCCGAGAAACAGGGCATGAAAGGCGCATTAGACCTTGTTGACTTAGCCCCGTTTGCCCAAGCCCTACAGATGGCTTATCAAGCAATGGAGCAAGTTAAAGGGCAAATCTATGAAATCATGGGGATTGCCGACATTCAGCGTGGTCAAACCGACCCCAATGAAACGCTTGGTGCTCAGATTATTAAGTCCAATAATGCTGCGGGTAGGCTTAAATATCTACAACACGCAGTCGTTAATTTCGCAACAGAACTGTTACAAATCAAAGCACAGATTATCTGTAAGCACTTTACAGACGATACGATTGTCAAGATTAGCGGTGCAATGCAACTAAGCCCGCAAGACCAACAGTTAGTGCCACAGGCCCTTGCTTTACTGAAAGACGAACCCGCTAAGAACTTCCGTATTGAGGTCACTAGCGATTCCATGATTTATCAGGATGAGCAACAAGAAAAGGCTGACCGTGTAGAGTTCTTGACCGCAGTATCTCAGTTTATGACTAGCGTATTGCCTGTAGCCCAACAAGCCCCTGAACTTGCACCATTGCTATTAGAGATGCTCAAGTTTGGTGTAACTGCGTTTAAGGCTGGTAAAGGTATGGAAGGGCTTATTGATGAAACTGCCGATAATATTAGAAACCAAACTAAGGCGATGGAAAACCAACCCAAACCACCGCCCGTTGAAGTGCAAAAGATTCAGGCTCAATCTCAGGCGAAACTTCAGGAAATGCAAATACAAACTCAGTTGGAACAGCAAAAGATGGCTGCTCAGATGGAGTTGGAAAAGGCTAAACAAGAGTATCAGGCACAAGAGAATACACTTAAATTCCAACTGGAAGAACAGCGTAACGCTCAAGAGCGTGAGATGGAGATGAAGCTGGCTCAGATGAAGATGATGACCGAGCGTAATACCCAACTCTTATTGGCTTACATTAATAACGGGGCTAAGATTGAAACGGCTCGTATCTCTGCTGGGGTAGATTCAGGCGAAGGAATTGCTGAGAATTACGACATGGATGAGGATATGCTCAAGGCTCAAGAACACCCATTAGCACCCATAGCTAATGCCATTGCTCAAGGCAACCAAGAAATGACAGCGACTTTAGGGGCGTTGATTGACAAACTAAACCAACCCAAACAAGTCCTACGGGATGAAAATGGCAAGATTGTAGGGGTCACAAATGCCCAGTAATCTTAAATATTCCAACGGCACACGGGATGCCCAACAAAACGGGCTAATTACCTACGCAGGGTCAGGTTGCATTATTCGTATTTACGATGGCTCACAACCCGCTAATGCCAATACTGCGATTACAAGCCAAACTTTGTTAGTTAGCCTGACAGTCGCTGGTAGTTTTGGTACGGATTCCAACGGAACGATAACGCTAAGTGCAGTAACGAGTGCATCGGCTGTAGCTACAGGAACGGCAAGTTTCTTCCGAATCGTTAAGTCGGATGGCACTACAGTCGTAATGGATGGCTCAGTTGGTACAAGTAGTGCTGATATGATTTTAAATACTACGGCTATTGCTAACACGCAAACCGTAGCGATTAGTTCAGGAACAATTATTAGGGCTAACCAATAATGGCAATAACGGTCAAACATACTAAAGTCAGTTCTGTAGCTGATGATGCCGATACCAGTTTAGTACGACCATCCGATTGGAACGCTGACCACGCCCTAACAGGCACAGTTGATATAACCAATGGTGGAACTGGGTCAAGTTCGGCAGCAGGGGCAATTAATAACCTTTTGCCAAGCCAAACGGGTAATAATGGTAAATACTTAACGACTGATGGCACAAACCCATCATGGGCTACAAACCCGTTAGGCACGGTGACCAGCGTAGGACTGACTAGTTCTGCCGCATCGTTAGCGATTACAAACACCCCGATTACAACTAGCGGTAATATTGGCGTTAACTTTTCAGGTGTTGCATCGCAATATGTACGGGGGGATGGTGCGTTAGCTAACTTCCCTTCGACTACGGGTGGCGGTTCATCGGTTTCGTATTACCTAAACGGTGGCGTAAGTCAAGGCACATTTGGTGGCAATACTTACTATCAGATGAGCAAAACGCCTGTCACGGCAACTCCAGCTAATTTTACGATTTCGGCTGATGGTTATATTGCTCAGTTTATTACCGATGCTAATGACCCTGCATTACTCAATATTCCTGCGGGTAATTGGAACTTTGAGATGTACTTTAGTGCATCGTCAAGCGGTGGTAATCCCAGTTTTTATGTAGAACTGTACAAATATAACGGCACAACTTTTACCTTAATTTCTAGCGGTTCAACAAGTCCTGAATCCATTACAGGCGGCACAGTTAAAGATTTATACCTTACTGCTTTGCCAGTACCCGCCACAAGTTTATCTTTGACTGACCGTATAGCTATTCGAATTTATGTCAACCATGACGGCAGAACCGTTACTTTATATACCCAAGATGCCAATTTATGCCAAGTCATTACGACCTTTTCCACAGGAATTACGGCACTTAATGGTTTAACCGCTCAAGTTCAATACTTTGCTACGGGGTCAAGCGGTACAGACTTTGCCATATCGTCAGCTTCAGATACCCATACATTTAACCTACCATCGGCTTCTGCAACCAATCGAGGTGCTTTGACTTCTGCGGATTGGTCAACCTTTAACAATAAGGTCACTAGCGTATCGGGTACTGCCCCTGTAGTATCAAGCGGGGGTACAACCCCAGCTATCAGCATGGCTAAAGCCACCACAGCCGTAGATGGATACCTTGCTGCCACCGACTTTACGACTTTTAACAATAAAGTATCGAGCGTTAGCGGTACTGCCCCAATCGTATCTAGCGGTGGTACGACCCCTGCAATTAGTATTCCCAAGGCTACAAGTAGCGTAGATGGCTACCTTTCTAGCACCGATTGGACTACCTTTAACTCTAAGCAACCCGCAGGCACTTATGTGACTTCTGTGAGTGCTACAAGCCCTGTAACCAGTTCGGGCGGTACTACCCCTACGATAGCGATGCCAGCCGCTACAAGTAGCGTAAACGGCTATTTAACAAGCACAGATTGGACTACTTTTAATTCCAAAGGTACAGGAAGTGTTACTAGCGTAGCCACAGGCACAGGATTAACGGGTGGGCCAATTACTACGACAGGCACGATTAGCCTTGCAAATACGGCTGTTACCCCTGCTTCTTATACTTACGCCAGTATTACGGTTGACCAACAAGGGCGTTTGACTGCTGCTTCTAGCGGAACTGCACCCGTAACATCGGTAACAGGCACAGCTCCTGTAGTATCAAGTGGTGGCACAACGCCTGCCATTTCAATGGCTGCCGCTAACGGTTCTACCAATGGCTATTTGACGAGTACCGATTGGACTACATTTAATAACAAAGCTGCACCATTTACTTATACGAACACCTATATTCCGTATGGACAAGGCACAACAACCCCAACCCAATCGGCTAACTTAACCTTTGATGGCACAACCCAAACCGCCCCAATTCAACGGGCAAGTAACGGTATTGTGACCAATAGCAAAACGATTGCTACTAGTTTTACTATCCCATCAACTGATAATGCTATGTCATCAGGGCCTGTAACGCTCAATAGTGGGGTAACCGTAACCGTTTCTAGTGGTTCACGCTGGGTAGTTCTGTGATTGGTGCATTTCAACCTAAAGGCTTTCAAGGGAACGCCTTTCAGGTAGCCCCCGTTGAGGGCTATATTCTTGCGACAGATGGCGATGATTCGGCTACCATAAATGGGTTGGTTTCTACCCCTGCTGGGTATATTGATACTACCGACACCAATGACACCGCTAATTTTGTAGGAACGGTTGAGGGTGAACAACCTACAATCGACACCCATGACGGCTTTACGGCAGAAGAAATCCGCAGAGCTAGAAACCTAGACCGCAAGATTCGGGAAAAGCAACTGGCTTTATACAAAGCCCAAGAAGAAGCCAAGAAACGCAGAAAACAACAATTAAAAGATGCAATCGACCCACCCAAGGTTATTGCAAAAGTTAAGAAAAATAAACTACAATCTATTCAAGAGGTTAAGGCTGATATACCGTCAGTTGATACTACAGAACTAGAGCAGTCTATCGCCTACCTTGAAAACCAACGAAGTAAGTTGTCACGGGCGGTAGAGTTAAGAAAGCAACAAGCCTACATATCGGCACAGTTAGCCATACTCGAAGCCCAACGACTTGCAGAACAAGACGATGAGGTGTCAGTATTACTGCTAATGTAAAAGCCATCTACAAAGAAGCCTACGACCATCTACACGCAGGGCGGTATGAAGCGGGGTTTAGGCTATTTGAATACCGATGGCATCAAGACATTATGGGGGAACAAAGTGTGCCTTATACCCCTGTTTTGCCCATTCCTGTATGGCGTGGTGAATCTTTACTGGGTAAATCTATCGTAGTCCAAATGGAACAAGGCTATGGCGATGTATTGCAGTTTTATCGTTTCTTGCCAGCTTTAAAGGTCATGGGGGCTAAAAAACTGATTGTGTTGCAAGAATCCTCACTACATTACCTAATTGGTCAAATGGAATGTGTGGATGTTATTACCAACGCAACCGAGATGGGAGATGCCGTAGAAGCGGATTATTGGATTGGCTCAATGTCATTACCGTATTACATTTCTTGCTCAATGCCTTATGTTAAGAACTTATTTCCGATTACAACTAAAAAAATTGTTGGCTCAGAGGGTTATTTGGAAGCTCAAGCGAGCAATATCCCGCCAAAAATCGGGGTAAATTGGGAAGCGTCAGGCCGTGGGCTTTATTACATTAAGTCTATTGATTATCGGGAAATGCTTGAATTGACAGGCGATAATTGCTATTCATTTAACCCCAAGACTGAAGGTCTATTTCACCCGTTGCCCAATGACGGTTGGAAAAGCGATTGGTTAAAGACTGCCCAACATATGAAAGCCTGTAAAGGCATTGTGACGGTGGATACTGGCACAGCCCACCTTGCTGGGGCATTAGGGGTCAAGACGATTGTGCTTTTGCCTAAAGATGAGTTTATTTGTTGGCGTTGGAAAAACGGGCGTTGGTACGATTCGGTCATAGCTTTACGGCAAGACGAATACCACAAAGTGCCTGAATTAATGAGGAGAATGTAATGATATGCCCTAAATGCGGATATTCTGAATCAAATCATGTAGTTACAAAATCAGATAAGGAAAGATACCTAGATTTTTGGGGATTTACGCTTGGCACACCTGAAGCCGAGGAAGCGTGGAAACAAAAGCAAGAAATGACCGCCCGTGAAGCCCCAATGGTCATGTCAGATATTGAAGGCTATGTATCTCAAGTGGATGGCACATGGATTAAATCTCGAAGTCATCACAGAGAACACCTTAAACAACATAGAATGATTGAGTTGGGTAACGATGTACCCAAACAACATAAACCAATAGAACTCAGTCGCAAAGAACAAGAATCCCGTAAACGCAAGATTGCCGAGCTTGCTTACGCCAAACTCAACTACAGTTAAGGAGCAAACATGGCAGACCGCAGAGAGATGTTAGAAGCAGCATTAATGGAATCTTTGGATACCGAAGATGAGGGTAAACCCGTAGAAGATGAGGTTGAGCATGAGGAAAGTGAAGTCGAAGTTTCTGAAGATGAACCTGCTCGCAATGAAAAGGGTCAGTTTGTCGCTAAAGAACAAACGCCATCAGAGGAAGAAAGCGTTGAGGTTGTTGCAGAAGATACGCCTGAAGCCGAACAGCCCGAAGAACAGCCTGTTGTGGGAGATATACCAAAGCCTACGACTTGGAAGAAAGACTTATTACCTTTATGGGATAAGATAGCCAAAGGGGAAACATTAACACCTGAAGAAAGTAAAAAACATCTTGAATACCTTAACCAACGAGAAAACGAATTTAAAAAAGGCGTTAGCGTTTATAAAGCGGAAGCGGAACGAGCAAAGGCTCTTGAGGAAGCGATTAATCCATTCATACCTGAACTCCAAGCACAAGGAATCCACCCAGCCGCATGGATAAATAACTTAGGTCGAGCACACATGATGCTCACCAAAGCACCATATGAACAAAAAGTGCAAATGTTTCATAGACTTGCACAAGATTATGGAGTAAACTTAAATCAAATTAACGAACCGCAACAACCAGTTGACGCATATACTCAACAGTTAATGCAACAACTTTATCAAGTTAATCAAGAGGTTAGCTCGATAAAAGGGCGGTTTGAGATGGAAGAACAACAACGCTTGAGTAATGAAATCGAGCGTGTAAGAAGTGACAAAGAGCGGTTTCCGCACTTTGATATGGTCAGAGAAGAAATGGCTCAACTACTTGAGTTAGGTAAAGCTCCCGACCTTGAAACGGCTTATGCCAAAGCGGTGCGTCTGAACGATGAAGTTTGGGCAAAGGAACAGGAACGACTCCTGACCGATGCTCGCAAACAAGCATCTAAGGCATCGCAAGTAGCTAGAGCTAAAGCAACGGCTGTTAGCCCCAAATCCGTTACTCCTAACGGTGTGCAGGCGAAAGTCGAAGCAAAGGACAGGCGTTCAATGCTGATGGCCCAATTAGCCGAAGCGGAGAACAGTAGGCTTTAATCAACTTAAAAAGGAAATATCATGGCATTTGCTAACTCAGCAATCACCGATATTATCGCTACCACCATTCAAAGTCGTAGCGGTGAATTGGCTGATAACTTAACGCAGAACAATGCGATTCTGCAAAGACTTAACTCTAAGGGTAATGTACGCCCATTCTCAGGCGGTAATGTGATTTTGGAAGAAATCATGTACAACGACCCATCGACTAACAACGCTAATTCCTATAGCGGATATGAAGTATTGAACATTGCTCCTGATAGCCCAATCTCGGCTGCTCAGTATAAGATTGCTCAGTACGCTGCTGCTGTAACGATGAGCGGTTTAGAAATGCTCCAAAACTCGTCTAAAGAAGCAATCATCGACCTTTTAGATGGTCGTATGCAAGTTTCTGAAGCTCGCCTTTTGAACCGCATTTCAGGTGACCTTTATGGTGACGGTACTGGTAACGGTGGTAAGAACATTGACGGACTAGCTGCCGCAGTTTCTACTTCCCCTTCTACTGGTACATACGGTGGTATTAACCGTGCCAACTGGGATTTTTGGCGTAACCAAGTAACGACTGGTGCTTCTTCTTCTTCAGGCGTAATGCTTGCAAAAATGACCGAAGCAGCGATTAAGCAGATTCGTGGTACTGACAAAGCTGACCTTTACATTGCTGGTAACAATCTGTATCAGTATTTTGTTAATGCGTTACAAGCGATTCAGCGTATTACTACCGAAGAAAGCGGTGCGGCTGGTTTTGCATCCTTAAAGTTCTACGGTGGCGGTACATCTGCTGATGTGGTACTCGGTGGTGGTATTGGAGCACAAGAAAATACAAACTATATGTATCTCTTGAACACCAATTACATCTTCTTCCGCCCACACAAAGAGCGTAATTTCGTACCGATTGGTGGTGAGCGTCAAGCCATCAACCAAGATGCGATTGTTAAGCTCTACGGTTGGGCAGGCAACTTAACTACCAGCAACGCACAGTTGCAAGGTATTTTGACCACCTAATTTGGAAAAAGGAAATTATCATGGCTTACTCAGTATTGCCCATTTCGGGCGTTGATTTAAATAACACCACCCCTGTAAGCTTTGCTTACACAAACGGTACAACCGCAGTTGCAATTCCTCAGTTTGGCCCTCTTGGTGCTGAAACTTTTGGTAATGACGGTTACCGTTATGTGTTTGCCCAAGCTGGTGCAGCGATTGGTGCATCTACCGCAACTTGCAGCATTAATGCTTCTACTTTTGTTGCAACGGTTGGTGGCGGCACATATCTATCGTCTGCTTCAATGGCAAGTGGCGATTTTGGTTGGTTTGCAAAAGCCAGCGTTTAAATTGTTTTTGTAGTAAAAACAAAGGGTTATCCTTCACGGGGTAGCCCTTTTTCTTTAACCGCAGTACCTTTAACCACTTGAAGGAGTTTTACATGGCAATCGAAAGCGATGAACAACACGCAGATTCTCGTTTGGCAGTTAAGTTTTATAAGCGAGCCGTCAAACTAGAGCATGAAACCAACGAAGCAGGCAGACCAATCTACAAGGACTTTGACTTTGTACGCATTATGGTCGCAGGGGATAACCTGACTGAAATTGACACATACGCACAGGAAAGCCATAAACAGCGATTCCCACGCCAATGGTTGCAATATCAGGCTAGTCAAGATTCAAGTAGCGAAATCCACGGTACTCCCGTAGAGCAATGGCCTTTAATTAGCCAAAGCCAAGCCCAAGAACTACGAGCGATTAAGTTTTTAACCGTAGAATCGGTGGCTAACGCTTCTGACTTGCAACTACAACGGATTGGCATGATTGCAGGGATGTCACCCCATTCGTTTCGGGATAAGGCTAGAACCTTTTTAAATTTAGCCGAAGAAACCGCAGAAGCCAGTAAACGAGCGGAAGAAATTAATCAGTTAAAGCAAGAACTTGCCCTAAAAGCAGAGGAAAATGCTAAAATCAAGGCTGAAACTGATGCGAAGCTCGCCTTAATGCAAGAACAAATGGCGGCTGTACTTGCGGCAGTTGGTGAAAAGAAAACTCGAACTCGTAAACCAAAAGTCGTAGAGGAAGTCTAATATGTCATCAACGATGCTCCAACTGGTTCAGCAAACTACGGCTGAATTAAACCTTGCAGTACCAACTTATGTCGCTGGGAATACCAATCAAGATGTTCAACAAGTTTTAGCCTTGATGAACCGTGTTGGCTATGATTTGGTCAAAGAATATGATTGGCAAGGTTTAGAGTTGGAGTATCGCTTTTATACCGATGCGGTGACTTTTGTAGGCGATACCGTAGGCGTTAATAGCTATAACATTATTGTTACGGGTAACGCTACCGCCCTCAATAATAACTATTCGATTACTGGCACGGGCATTAACCAAGATACTTATGTGGATAGCGTAACCTATAATTCAGGCACAGGGTTATCCACTATTGTGATGAGCCAGTTAGCAAGTGGCACTTACACAGGCGTAACCTTTACTTTTTCGCAGACCAAATACGATTTACCCCCTGACTACGAAACCATTACGGATAATACCCATTGGGATAAGACAAAGCATTGGCAGATGTTAGGGCCTGAAGATGCCCAACAATGGCAATGGCTCAAATCAGGTTATATCTCAACAGGCCCACGCATCAGATGGCGTATTCTTGGAAACCAATTTCAAATTTGGCCGCCCTACAACACCAAAGAGTATTTAGGCTTTGAATATCGTTCAAAAGGATGGGCTAGAAGTGCTACGGGTGCGGTTAAAAACAGCTTTACAGTTGATACCGATACCACCATTTTTGACGATACGGTCATGGTATTAGGAACAAAACTAAAGTATTTCCAAATCAAAGGATTTGATACTACTGCGTTGCAACAAGACTATTTCCGTTATTTAAATGTGGCAAAAGCGAATGATAAAGGTTCTGCCAATCTGTCGTTTGCCCCATACCCAACTAAAGTCCTTATTGGTTACGCTAACATCCCCGATACGGGCTACGGAACTTAATTATGGCAGTACCACAGCGAAGAAGTGCCTTAACCGCTTCCTTGCCAGCCCCTATTGGTGGGTGGAACGCACGGGATTCGTTGGCAGAAATGTCACCTTTAGATGCGGTGCAGATGGTCAATTTCTTTCCCACGCCTACGGATGTAACGCTTAGAAAAGGCTATACCAAATCATCAACAGGCATTACTGGGGCGGTTTTATCGCTAATGAATTACAGTTCGCCTAGCCAAAACAAGCTATTTGCAAGCACGGCAACCATTATTTACGATGCTAGTACTTCTACGGCTACTCAAAGCCTTACTGGTAATACCGATGGCAAATGGATACACGCCATGATTACTACGGCTGGTGGGTCGTTTATGCCTGCTGTCAACGGAGTTGACCCAATGGTCGTTTATGATGGTACACGGTGGTCAAGAAGTGCCACAACCAACACGGCACAGACTATTTCTAGCATCACTAGGGGTGGTTCAGGCAATTTAACCGCTACTTTAGTGACCGCATCGGCTCATAACTTAGTTACAGGAAATACAGTTACGGTTTCGGGTGCAACACCGAGCGAATTTAATGGCACATACCGCATTACCGTTACTAATAGCACGACTTTTACCTATACGATGGCTTCTGCACCAAGCGGAAATGCAAGCGTAGTAGGCACATACAGTATTAATTACTACATTACAGGGGCAAATTCCAATACTTTTGCTACCGTCAACCTATTTAAAGAGCGTTTGTATTTTGTGCAGAAAGATACGCTTGATTTTTGGTATTTGCCTGTTGATTCCATTAACGGTGCGGTCACTAAATTTCCGTTAGGTGGCATTTTTAAGAAGGGTGGCTACCTACAAGCGATGGGAACTTGGACTATTGACGCTGGTTATGGAGTTGATGACTTAGCTGTATTTGTGACAAGTAACGGAGAAGTCGCTGTTTATAAGGGTTCTGACCCATCCAACCCAAATGATTGGTCATTAGTCGGTATTTGGAACATCGGACAGACTTTTGCCCGTAAATGCTTGTTTAAATACGGTGGCGATATGCTACTTTTGACCGAGGATGGGCTTGTACCCTTATCGGCAGGCTTGCAATCGACCCGTTTAGACCCCCGTGTCAACATTACTGACAAGATTTTCTACGCTATTAGCCAAGCTGCTGATTTATATGCTAATAATTACGGTTGGCAGATTAATTACTTTGCTAAAGTCAACATGGTGATTGTCAATATCCCCGTAACTGGGGGTTCTGAGCAATATGTCATGCACAACATTACAAAATCATGGTCTAGGTTTACCAATATCAACGCTAATTGTTGGGAATTGCAAAACGATGATATGTATTTTGGTGCAAACGGCTATGTAGGCAAGTTTTATGACACTTTTGCCGATGCTGGCACGAATATTAAAGGGTTTGTACAACAAGCCTACAATTATTTTGACCGCAGAGGGCAACAAAAACGCTTTACGCTAGTACGCCCTATTCTACAGACCGATAATGGCTTACCAACCGTTTTGTGCGGAATCAGCACGGACTTTGCGACTGTAGAACTAACCAATCAAATATCTTTTAACCCCGCTATCTTACAAACGGGTGAATGGGATTTAGATACATGGGATAACGCTAATTGGGGTGGTGGTTTAGTCACTACAAAAACATGGCAAGGCGTTACAGGGATTGGTTATGCGGGCTCTGTAAGCCTTAATGTGGCAAGTCAAGGTATTGAATTTCATTGGGCATCAACCGACTATGTAATGGAGGCTGGCGGGGTATTGTGAGAACAGTTACGACTGAAAATCAGCAATATTTGGGGGATTGGCTGGTACGAGTACTTAACTTTCCATTACCCAATAACACCCAATGTATCGGACAGTTGCAAGATGGTAATTTAGTGGCGGTGGTTGGATATTGTAATTTCATGCCAAAAGCCTGCGAAATGCACATTGGTTCGTTGGCTGAAACCAACTGGGTGAGTAAGGATTTATTGTGGGCAGCTTTTGATTACCCCTTTAATAAACTAGGACTTAGCGTTATACTAGGGCAAATCTGTGCTGATAACACGGATGCCCTAAAGTTAAACCGACATTTGGGCTTTAAGGTTGTAGCTGAAATACCTGATGCCCACATGGAAGGGGATTTGGTAATTATGGCAATGCGTAAAGAGGAGTGTCGGTTTCTTAACATCCGATGCTCTTTAAATAAGGGAGAATAGTATGGGTGGTGGTGGATTTTTAGGATTAGGGCCTGCCCCAAGTGCTCCTGCACCGCCCGACTATCGGGGTGCAGCACAAGAAACTGCGGCTGGTAATTTAGAAGCGGCAAGAGCGGCAACTGCGGCTAACCGTGTAAATCAAATAACGCCTTATGGCAATCTATCGTATTCAATTACTGGTGCTGACCCTTACGGCAATCCGACTTGGACTGCTACACAGACTTTAAGCCCCGCCCAACAACAGCTTTTAGACTATCAAAACCAAGCCAGTATTGGTTTGGGCAAACTTGCTGGCAAAGGTTTGGGTTATGTAGAGAATATGCTCGCAACCCCGTTTGACACAAGCAGATTGCCGAGTACAGGCTTTAATCCTAGTCAAACCTATCAAGAAGCCTATATGCAACGGCTTGCCCCCCAATTACAAATGGGGCGTGAGCAATTAGCACAAGATTTGGCTAACAAAGGCATAGATATTGGCTCTAAGGCGTATGAAAATGCGATGCGGATACAAGCACAGCGTGAGAATGACTTATTGGCTGCCGCCACAACACAAGGCTTTAATGTTGGGCAACAAGCTCGACAGACCGCCCTTCAAGAACAAGCCTATTTGCGTAATGAGCCATTAAACACCCTATCTGCGGTGCGTACTGGTGCTCAAGTGCAAGGCCCACAGTTTGTTAATTCTGCCCAACAAGCAACTACGGCTGGCCCTGATATTTTGGGTGCAGCTAATATGCAATATAACGCTGCGATGGGTGACTTTAATGCTAAACAAGCCGCACAAGCTAACCTAAATCAAGGTTTATTTGGACTTGGTGGTGCTGGCATTATGGCTATGTGTGACCCCCGCACTAAAGAAAATGTAAAAGCCATCGGTGTGATGGCAAACGGCTTGACCTTGTATAGCTTTGAATACAAAGACGAGTTTAAAGACCACGAATTTGCGGGCGATGGCGTTCATGTTGGCGTAATGGCTGACGAAGTAGAACAAGTATTCCCCTATGCAGTTAAAACCCTAGATGACGGCTATAAAGTCGTAGATTACGGACTAATCCCATGAATACATACAACCCATACATTATGCAAATGCCACAAACCCAAGACTTAGGTGGGTTAGCACCGTACTATCAAAACATTGCAAATCAACAGGCTATGCAAAACGCTGCGATGCAACAGGCTCAAGGACTGACCCAACAAGCAGGGCAAACCGCACAAGGGGGTATGAATCCTATGGCAATGGCTATGATGCTCCGCAAAGGTCAAAAATCTGACCCATACGCTAACGCTCAGACTGCTATGAACCAATACGGTGCAAGTAATGTGTATGGTTATGGCGGTCAAGGTCAAGTACCAACGATGACAACTGGGATGGATTAATTATGGCACAACCTATGCTCAATTTAGGCGGTAATTTACCACCCGAATATCTAGCTCAACAGCAACAATTAAACCGCCAACAACAAATGGCTCAGTTGCTTATGCAACAAGGTATGAATCAGCCGTCAGGACAAATGGTTAGTGGGCGTTATGTTGCACCCAGCTTTTTTCAATATGCCGCACCTTTATTTCAAATGTATGCAGGGCAAAGCCTAGCAGAAAAAGGCGATAAAGCGGCTTTGGATTTGGCTCAAAAATTGCGTGAACAAGAGCAAAAAATGGGACAACAATATTTTGAAGCAATGCAAGGCAAGCCAGCAACTTATGAGCCTGATATTGCAACGGAACAATATGAAACAATTAAAGGAAAAATGATTAGCCCTGCAACTGGGCCTGACTATCGTAAAGCCTTTAGTATTGCTACCGACCCATATGCACCTAAATGGTTACAAGCACAAGCCGCAGAAATGCTTAAGCCAAGAACAGTCAAAGAAGGCGAAACTGTATCTCAGCTTAATCTTGCTACTAATAAGTATGAACCTATGGCAACTGGTGGAATGAGCCTACCTTCAGAAGTTAAGGGTGCTGCAATTCGTGTTGGATTAGACCCGTCTAAAGCTGCAACATGGGGTCCAAATGAATTAGCGTTGATTAACAACCGTATTGAAACTGATAAGCGTTCAGGGGCAACAAATCTTACTGTTAATACTGGCAAAGCATACACAGGTGCATTTGGCGAAGGTATAGCAAAAGAAGATTTAAGCAAATACAGCATTGCTGAAAAAGCACCAACTATTTATCAAAACGCTTTAAATACTGAAGATTTAATTAAAAAAGGTGCAATTACTGGTTTAGGAGCTGAGTTTAAACTGAACCTTGCTCGCACACTAAATGTTGCGGGTGCTGATAACGCAGAAATAATTAAAAACACGGAAAATTTAGTTGCCAATCGTGGTCAAATTGTTCTTGATTCTATTAAAGCATCTGGTCTTGGTGCTGGTCAGGGCTTTACCAATACTGACCGTCAGTTTTTGGAAAAAGTTAAAGGTGGAACGATTGAACTTAACGCCAAAACTTTACTTGATTTGGCTAGAATTGAAAAAAATGTTGCCCAAGCTGCTGTTGATGCTTGGAATAAGCGATTGCCAAATATTCCTAAAGAAGCGTTACAAGGAACTGGAGTTGGAGCAGTTCAATTAGTACCCCAAACACAATGGCGTATTAAAGGACAATAATGGCTGAAAAAGAATATACAGTCGTAGCTCCCGATGGCAAAGAAATAACTTTGATTGGCCCAATAGGGGCAAGTCAAGAAGAAATTATTGCTCAAGCTCAACGCTTGTATAATCCTCAATCTACAAAAGCTTCTGTAGAAGTTTCTGCACCTACAGAGCCTGTTGTTCAAGAATACCCACAATGGGCATCTACTAGTGGCGGTGCTGCTGTTGGCAGACCACGACTAATTGACAGAACAAATGTACAAACTACACCAAGACCTTTAGAATCTTTTACTGCTGGAACAATTAAAGGCGGAATAGTTGACCCAATTTTAGGAACTGCTCAATTAGCTACGGGTGGAAATTTAGGAACTAGCGAGTTAGCTCAACAAGTAGGGCAACAATTTGCACCGTATCAGCAAGCCAACCCTCTTTCATTTACTGGCGGTCAAGTAACTGGTTCTGTTGCTCCAGCAGGGTTAATTTATAAAGGTGTACAACGAGGTATTGGAATGTTGCCTAGTTTTGAACGAGCAGCCCCAACTATAACTGGTTTATCAACTCAATTTCCTAAATCTTATCAAGCCGCCCAAGCTGCTGCTGGTGGTGCTTTAACTGCACCTATTGTTGGTGCAACAACACCTATTGAAACTGGTGAAACAGGTCAAGAATTATATCAACGCAAAGCTGAAAGATTGCCTATGGATGTTGCTTTAGGTGCTGGCGGTGGACTATTAGGCGAGCGTTTAGCAGCAATGATTCGCCCTAGATTAAAACCTGAAGTAAAAGAATTAACAGACCGTGGAATTAATTTAACACCAGCACAAATAACTGGCGGTTTTCTTAAATCTTTTGAGGACAGAATGACATCTGTTCCTATTATTGGTGATGTTATTAATTATGCAAGAGCTAAAGGAATTGAAGAATTTAATAAAGCCGCATATAAACAAGTATTAGAACCGATTGGTGTAAAAGTGCCTGATGTAACTGGTCGTGAAGGTGTAAGACAAGTCAAAAAAGCAATTACTAATGCTTACGATGAAGTATTGCCCAAGATTACTTTTGTTCGTGACCCTGAATTAAATACAAAATTAATTAATGTTGGCACACAAGTTGATGGATTAACAAGTGATAACGCTACAAAAGTTATAAATACTGTAGATAAAA